CTACTTCGCAATGTTCAAATTGAGCATTGCGTTTTTTTGTTGTGCTCGCATTTTTTTCGTAAAGTGAGCATATACTTTATCAATCATCTTGGTATCGGCGTGACCTACCTGTTCAGCGATTATTTCCTTTGATACGCCGTTCTGAACAGCTAGAGAGATGAACGTATGTCTAAAGTAATGGGTGCTCACAGGCTTGCTTATAATGCCTTTTAAGCTAACATTCATCTGTGCAGGTCTGATAGGATAGCCAGTGTTGCCTACAAATAATAGTCGTTGTTCTCTATTTTTATTCGTTTCTAACATTTTTAATTTAGCGTGTTGGATTTGTTCAGTTAAGGCATTTTTCACATCATCATTAAAAAATACCACACGATCATCACCGTTTTTAGGAGCGGTAAATATTTTATGGTCATGATCATAATTCTTGCTAACAATAATCGTGTGTTCTTCTAAATTAACATCATCAAAATTCAAAGCCACCATTTCACTAAACCGCATACCTGTCCCAGACTGTATGATGGCCATACGCGCATATTCTTCATTATCTTCACTTTTAAAATAGTCGATAATTTGATTTAGTTCATCAGGCTCTAAATACTTCAATTTATTCTTTTCAGACCGATTGATTTTAGGCACTTCTAGCAGGTCTAGCAACACATGTTGGTCAATCCCTTTATACTTCAAAGCAAATTTTATTATTTGTTTCAATGTATTGTTTGCGAGTACGACTGATGAGTATTTATATCTACCATTAGTTAGCAACTCTAAATAGTAGTTATTAATCATATTTGCTGCTAATTTTTCAAATTTAACGTTACCAAATTTATTGGTTAACAACTTTATATTGTTAGCCGTTCGCTGGGCAGTTGACTGTTTAACATTTTGCTTGTGTACTTTATACCAATCGTTCGCCACATCCTCTAAAGTTAAACCACTTTGTGGTGCGTTTATTAATTCTTCAATTCTTTGATTTAAAATTGCAGTAGCTTGCTTCCTAGTGCTTGCAGTGTTCTTTTCCATTGTCACACTTACACGTTCCATTTTATCGGTTAGTGGGTCTTTATATCGTTCAACAAATTTTACTTTTCCGCTAGGCGTTTCTTCTGACCACATTTCAAAATTTTCCTTTCTTATGTTAAAATATAGGTACACAAAAGGCACACACACATAGTGCGTTTTTGTTAAAATTCGGCACCTCACTCTTCGACCGTCCAAAGTGGAGAGTGGGGTGTTTTTTATTTTATTCTAAATTATCAATTGCATATTGTGCTTCTTCGTCAGAAAAACCTTCGTAAATTAATTGGTCATAAAGTCTTGAATCAGACATTGATGCATATTCATCATAGCTTTCAGCACTCATAAGAGCTTGCTCTTTCCAATCAGCTTTGATATTTTCCATAGCGTAGTCGATGGCATCTTGTGGAAATTCTTCATACTCCAATTGTTCACGTAAGCGAGAAGATGAAAATCCAGCATAGTCTAAATAATCATTTGCTGCAGAAAGGGCATTTCTTTGCTCCCTGGTAATAGATACTATGCTTTCAGAACTTTCTTCTGCTGAATAACTATACTCTTCTTCTTTTGGTGCCTCAGAGGTTGATACACTTGTAGTATCATTATCTGAAGAAGAGTGAACTTTACTTGTCACACTCTCAGATTCTTCATCAACTATAATTTTCTTAGTGCTTTCTTTACCTGTCCGGTAATTCTCGTTAGCTTTTTTTCCAATTTGTGTTTTATCAAAACTAGATGATTCCGATTCATTATTATATTCTTGACTACACGCTCCCAACAGCATAACTGATAAACCCAATAAAACGATTTTCTTCATAATATAATCCTCCCTAAATCATACCTTTGACTTTATACATATAAATAGCACTCTCAACAATGTTCTCTGGTAACTCTAAATCTTCAGCTATTTCATATAATAGCACAGCATCTTCACTATCTTGGTATCTAGCTATATGGTCCACAGGTATCAATTGGCCATAAGACCATCTTCTTGCTACTGCTTCATCTTTGGCATTAGTTTTATAGTCAGTGATATCTGAATGGCTTGAAGTTTTATAATGACCAACCTCTTCCATAATTGCTGATAATTTTTGTTTATCGGTTATACGATCATTAATATAAATAGTAGTACCATCAATCAACCCATGTAATTTTTTAGGCATATTCTGGTGAAAAACATAATTAAATTCATCATATTCAGACATGATTTTCTCAATTGCATTCAAATAATCACTACCTTTTTGACTTAATAAATTCAATAAATTGTTTAATCTCTTCCAATTCTTCTTCGGTTACATCGTCTGCTATATGTGCTGCTAGTATAGTGTCATCAGTATTAACTTTTGGATTATCTGTTCTTCCCAATAGGTAATCAGTAGATACATCGAAGTATTCAGCAACTTTTTCTAGTTTGTCAGATCCTGGCGTTCTTTTATTCCATTGATAGATAGTATTTCTACCAAAACCTAACGCATCTTCTAAATCAGCCACCCTCATATCGCGTTTTTTCGCTAGCTCTTTAACACGGTCTAAAAGCATTTTTGCCACCTTTTCTGCAACACAAATAAAACTTTATGAAATAAGTTAGTTTAAACTGTTGACAACTAACTTATAAGTTAGTATTATATGTGTATAAGCTAATTATTTAGCTAAACAAATCGCACCAAACCATAAAAATACGCAAAATAAATATCGTTGGGGAACGTATGAAATGCTATTTTACAAAGGTTTTAATGTGTTTATTTGCTATACCTAAATGTTATGATATTAGTTAGTTTATGTCAATGCTTTTTAGGAAATTAGCTAAATAATTAGCAAATATTTTATACGAAAGGAGTTGGAGCGTGTGAGTGAAGATTTAGAAGGTCGAATTTTACTGACTTTAAGACGTCGAGGGATTACTCAAAGACAGTTAGCACAAGTAATTGGAATCAGCGATGTCTACTTGTCAGATATTATTCGTGGTAAACGTACTGGGCCGAAAGCAATAGAGAAAGTCGAAGAAATTAAAACGTATTTGGGTATTAAGTAGGGGGTGCCAATATGGAAGTAGTAAAAGTAAGGGCTATGCATAGTCCATATGTGTACGCCAAAGATATAAAGGTGCTAATTAATCAAAAAAATGTATCAAATTTCTTACGAGATTTCAGAGAATTTGTGGATGAAAATCCATCTTATTTCAGTCCATATCGTGGCTATCACAAGCGCACAGGAAAAGATTCACTTTATGATGTGATTCCGATTCTATGGTTTAACGAGAATAAGGAATTTGCAACCGCTGGTAGTCGTACTGTGACATTTAAGCAAGATTTACCGAGATTGAAAGAAATGTTGGACATTCAAACTTACTTAGTTCAGGAGGTGTAAAAGATGAAAAACACAATAAAAACACTCGCGTTAACCACTGCAGTTATTGGACTAGCGACAGTGATTAAGCGAGTGAATGGAAACAAAGTATATGTTAACAAAAATGGAATAATCGGAGTTAAACGATTTTAATTAAAATCTAATTCAATTTTGTCATCTGTCACACGGGTTATATTGTATTGCTTATTTGATTTGATATGAGCATTACCACCGTTTAAATCAATTAAAACCGCGGTTCCATTTTTATCGATAAATAAATCTGTATATTTATCTACTTTCACTTGGGTCACAACGTCTACCGCTTTTAATCCAGATAGTACATCTGTTACCCCAGGTAAAAAATCACTATATTTAAAATCTATTTTATCCATCATTAACACCTCCTTCCTATAAGGAGAATTATACCAAAGAAAGGAATGATCATAATGAACAGAGAATCGAAAAATACAGTTGTGTGGGGAATAGTAACTGCTATCTATTTCATTGGCATGCTAGAAACAATCTATCAAGGTTATGCAGGTTGGATACCAGTGTTGCTATTCGTACCATTTATTATTTCGCTAGTTTTTACATGTATCAATGCACGAGATGCAGACATTTTTATGTGGCATGAGGATGAATACAAATGAGCAAATCACCAATAGACATCATCAACGAAAACAGACGTTGGCAGATTCAGAAAACTGTAAATGATTTTGACGGTAAAGACTTAAAAGAACACATTAAAGAGATTAATCGGATTAACGATCACTACGACAAATTAGTAGACGAATACTTTACTAATAAATCTAGAAATTACAGTTAAAGGAGGTGATTAAATTGCAGACAGAATAAAAAAGCCCTATGCGGGAACATAGGACTCAAAACTAAAAAAACTTATCCAAATTATAGCACAAATATAAGGAGTGTACATGATGACGACAGAAAATCACTTAATTGAATTTGAGGGACATGCGTTAGGCGCAATGCAAAAGATTTCTGAAGTGAGTAAAAGTATGAAGCAGCTAAAAGAAATTGATGCTCAAAACAGAAAATATATCGAAGAATTGATGGAAGAATACGACGTTAAATCTATTGATAATGAATTTGTAAAAATTACTTATGTAGAACCAACAGAAGCAACGTCAGTGGACATTAAAATGTTGGAGAAGAAAGAACCAGAATTACACCAAGAATTGTTGGAGGATTATCCAAAAGTCACTAAGCGTAGAGGTTACGCACGAATTACTGCTAAGTAGGTGACTTATATGGTCTTGCCAGAGAAACAAGTAGAGAACGAAATAAAGCGTTATTTAGACGATATAGGCGCTTACCATATAAAGACCTTAGGGGGTTCGGTTCCTGCAGGTACACCGGATATATTAGCTTGTGTGAACGGTGTATTTGTTGCTATCGAAGTTAAGAAACCTAAAGGTGGCGTGGTTAGTGCATTGCAAAAATCAAAGCTTAAAAAAATCAGAAAAGCTGGTGGCGTGAGTATGGTAGCTAAGTCACTAGATGAAGTACTAAATGTGTTAAGGATGGAGGATTTAATATGACTGAAAGTGTGAAATACACGCTTGAATCGAGAATTGATGATTTTGAACGACATTTAGAATATGTCGAAGAAGAATTGGAACGAACAGAACGTAATCATGTTGAGCTTTCGACAGAAAAGGTAAGCCTAATCAAAGCGATCGAAGAACACAAACGAGCGTTACTGGATTTAAAGGAGTGAGTAAGTGGCTAAAGATACTTTACTATACGACTTCCAACAGAGAATTCTAAATCAGTCTAAACCCAATTACATTATCGCAGCTGATACTGGGACCGGCAAGACAATGATGGGCATTCATCATTATCTCAAATATCGTAAGGATGAGCCGTTATTAGTGGTTGCACCACCTTCAAAAATCAAAGAAGGCGGTTGGGATAGAGAGATAGAATTTATTGCTAACCATTACGAAGTTGACATCGAATACGCCTTATTATCTTGGGGTTCAGTTGCTAAGAATTGGGCTAAGTTCAAAGGGTATTATGTACTATTTGACGAATGTCACATGGCTAAAAATTCGACAAGTCAACGAGGTAAGGCTGCATTTAAATTAGCAGAACATTCAACTCATTTCTGTTTATTATCAGCTACCACAATGCCAAACGGTTGGGGTGATGCAATCAACTATTTCAAAATGTTTGGTTTTGCTAAGAACAAAACACAGTTTAACCGTGAGTTTGCAATCATGGAGTATCAGAAATTTGGTGCACAACAGTTTCAAAAGGTTGTTGGTTACCGTAAAGAAGACGAATTGGAGAATATGTACAAATCGGTGTCAGTGACTATCAGTAAAGATGAAGCGTTGGAATTACCAGATATCACATATCAGTTCATTAACTTTAAACCATCTAAAGAGTACAAGACGATTAAGAAAGACCGTGTACTGGATGATGTGGACTATGACAGTTCAGCTAAATTATTAAGTGGTCTAAGATATTATGCTAATCAAAAAGACAAGCTAGCTTATACCAAAGACTTCCTAGAAGGTACTAGTCGTAACGTGGTCATTTTCTACAATTTCAAACAAGAGGTAGAAGATTTAGTTGAAGTAGCTAGTAAATTAGGTAAAACCATATACCAAGTAAGTGGTGGGAAGTTTAGTCTACCTGATAAGTCGGAATGGGCTGGGTTAAATAACACAGTGACATTTGTTCAATACCAAGCGGGTTCTGCTGGAATCGAGTTGCAGTACTGTTCAGAAGTTATTTATTACACACCAACTTACAGTTACGGTGACTATCAACAATCACTTGGGCGAGCATATCGAAATGGTCAAGAGAATAAAGTATCTGTATATCAGTATAAAACGCTTGGCACAGTTGAAGAAGAAGTTTGGTCAGCGCTAGAAAACAAACAAGATTTTGACATGAAGTTATATGAAATAACAAAGTTAGGTGGGTGAACATAAGTGACCCAATACAGTTACAGTCGTGTAGACCTGTATAAGCGATGTCCTTATCATTTTAAAATTCGATATTTGGACAAGTTAAAAGAATTGCCGGATTACGACAATGCAGCGAACCCGTTAATTATTGGTACAGCAATGCACAAGGGAATTGAAACTGAAGATATTGATCTAGCGGTTAAAGAATACCTTGATACTTTTCCTGGTCTAAACAATCTAATGATTGAAGAACAAATAAAACTAGAGTATTGGATTCCAAAAGCAGTTGAGTTTCTAAAAGTAATGTTCGCTGATGCGGAATTTGAACATGAACATAAAATCGATACAGATGAATTCATTGGCTTTGTCGATTTAATTGCTAAGCATCCAGACGGAACAGTATCAGTTGTGGATTTTAAATATTCTAACAGCATTAAAAATTACGCAACATCAGGCCAACTACACATTTATAAAGAAATGTTGGAACAGGAGGGGTATAAGGTAAGAGATTTATCTTACTTATTCGTACCTAAAACATCTATTAGACGGAAGAAAAACGAAACAACAAATGAGTTTCGCAAGCGTTTGATGGAAACAATGGACGGTCAACAACTAACATTCTTACCAATTAATTATGACGATATGGAATATGTGTATTTTTTGAATACGGTTGAAGAAATAGAAAAAAAGATTAAATCGGGAGATACCAAATGGGAACGTGATCCAAATGGTGAGTGTTTCGCTTGCAGGGCATTAGCAGGAGAGTTTGGCACACCGCCTAATTACTTAGATGCATTACAGGATGAAGAAGGAGAGATAATAATGGCATTACCAAAAAATGAACGACGAGAAGAGAAGGTTGATATTAGACCAGACTTTTGGATCTATGCAGAGTCTTATGTAGGGAAGAGTACGTTCGTAGATAACGTAGACAACGTGTTATTTATTAACACAGATGGAAACACAGATAATACAACTGCACCAGTCGTAGCAGTAGCTGATAAGAAAATCAAAGAAGGTCGTCGTATCAAAACGGAACACGGATGGCAAGAATTCTTGGATACAGTAGCAGATTTAACATCTGAAGAAAATACCTTTGAAGCTGTAGCGATTGACTTAGTAGAAGATTTATATGAGCTGTGCCGTACTTATGTATTTGACCAACAAGGTTGGGAGCATGAGTCTGATGGTGAATGGGGTAAAGGTTGGGGTTTAATCAAAACAGAGTTTAACAATGCGATTAAACGATTAAAAATGTTAGGTTACCAAATCATTTATATCAGTAAAGAAAAGGTAGAAACCACTAAGTTAAAGGGTGGCGCTGAAATTAACCACTATGCACCAAATATTAATGACAAGCAAGCCAATTTTTTATCTGGAACAGTTGATATGACAATTCGGGCTTATATTAATGCTGATGATGATCATGTGCTGGTACTAAATTCAGACAAAGATAGTTTTGGTGGTAGCCGTATCGAGTTTAAAACAGATGAAATTGACTTAGACTATGACCAATTTGTAAGTGAGCTTGAGAAAGCCCAAAAAGGCAAGAAAACTTATAAAGATAGCCGTAAAACGCCTGTTGATGAAGATGATACCGACACCGAAGAAGTAGCAGAAGAAAAACCTAAGCGCTCACGTACCCGTAAGAGTAAAGCGCCGGAAGATTTATCTGATGTAGAAATGGCTGAAGATGTGTCAGAAGAAATTGAAGAGGAAAAGCCAAAACGTAAACGTAGAACTAAAGAAAGTGAAGAAGAAATTGATACCGAAACAGAAGAAAAACCGGATGAAGAGAAGCCAGCACGCAAGCGACGTACTCGTAAGACTGCTGATGAACCCACAGAAGATGAAGAAGAGTCAGATGATGCAGAAGATACTGATGACGAAGTAGAAGAAAAACCTGAGCGAGCACGTCGCTCACGTAAAACATCACAAGAAGAACCTGAGGACGAAGAAGAGGAAGTAGCAACTACTCGTCGCCGTCGCAGAAGTCGTCGTAGCTAATAGAACACACATATAAGGAGAGAAATATATTATGACTAACTGGAACAAATTTGACAAAGACCTAGACCTAGATGCATTACAAGAAGCGGTAGATGAAGCAGCGGAAAATGGCGGAGATTTCCCAGAGATTCCAAATGGAGATTATGAAGTGGAAGTTGCTGAAATGGAATTGAAAGAAACTAAAAAAGGCGACCCAATGATGACTATTCGCTTCAAGATCTTAGAAGGTAGCTACAAGAACCAACTAATTTTCTTTAACCAAGTAATGAATCCATCAGTTGACTACTTTGGTATGCAAGTAAATGGTGCTAACACTATGTTACGTGACCTATGGGATGCTGATAAATCAGATGTTAAGTTCGAATCATTTGCTCAGTATGCTGAACTAATCGAAACAGTGTACAAAGATATTGATGGTCAATTTGAATACTTATTGGAAAAAGGCGAAAACAAGAAAGGTTACGACACTTACAAGATTACAGACATTTTCGAAGTAGAGTAATGGCTTATGTTGTTTATTGACTTTGAAGTATTTAAGCATGATTGGCTGTGTGTGGTTGAGATACCATACACAGATCCAATTGTGATAGTGAATGACGCAGCTGCATTATCAAGATTGTATGAACAATGCATTAAAGACGTTTGGATAGGTAGCAACATCAAAGGATATGACCAATACATTTTAAAGGGAATATTGCTAGGAATTAATCCATATGCAATATCAGACTATATTATCAACGGTGATAACTTTGGATGGCAATACACTGATGACTTTAAATTATTTCCGTTAAATGTGTATGACGTTCAAAAACCTAAACGCTCATTGAAAGAGTCAGAGGCACATGCTGGTCATGATATTGAAGAAACACAAGTTGATTTTAATTTGGATAGGAAATTAACTGATGAAGAAATAGACCTTACAGTTTTCTACTGCAAACATGATGTAGCTGAAACCATTGAAGTGTTCATGGATGACATAGCTGAATTTGAAACCAAGCTAGAAATTTTAAACAGCTTCAAATTAAACCTTAAACACATCAGCAAGTCTTATAGCCAACTGTCTAGTTTAGTATTTGGTGCTAGACAAAGTTTAGGAGAAGAACAAGCTGATAAATACGACTTAATACTTCCAGAAGTAGATACGGATATGGCAAACGAGATTGCAAATTGGTTTGAGGGTATATTTGATGAAGACCAGGAGACCTATTATGTGAGGCAAGGTGTTCAGCATCGAATAGCTGGCGGTGGTATACACGGTTGTGTTGAACCGATGAACAGTAAGGGTAACTACTTACTGATAGATGCTGTTAGTTATTACCCAACGCTGATGATTGAGTATGACTTATATAGTAGAAACTTAACGAATCGAGATAAATTCAATGAAGTCTATGATAAGCGATTGGCTTATAAGGATGTAGGTAATAAGCAAAAAGCTCAGGCATATAAAAAACTAATCAATAATACTTACGGAGCTATAGTGGACCCAAAAAGTTAGACTAAATTTTATGAGAGTTGACCGATTGGTCAGCTCTTTTTTAATACATGCAATTTGGCTTAATTCCTGTTGTCGACAATACTTCTCATAAATTTCAATCTGTCAAGAGTAGTAGCGGAGCGACTCTTGATAGATTGAAACTTTATGTGAAACTATGAAAAGACAATGGAATTAGTATATTGGCTGCGATACTGGACGGGGCTTAGCCATCCTAGTTTCTCTTTAATTCGTTCTTTATTATAATAGTTAATATAGTTGGTAATTGATTCAGCCAATTCTTCAAAACTGAGATAAGTTTGACCATAATACATTTCTTGTTTGAGTATACTAAAGAAATTTTCCATTGGTGAATTGTCATAACAATTCCCTTTTCTAGACATACTTTGGAAGATATCATTATCTTTTAAAGTTTTTGAATACCGTTTCATTTGATAAGCCCAGCCTTGGTCTGAATGAAAAGTTCTTCTGAATATGCAATCATTTGTACGTTCTATAGCTACCTTCAAAGCTTCCATCATACTTTCACCGTTAGGCCGTTTTGTTATTTGAAAACTGATGATTTCGCTATTGAATAAATCCATATAAGGATCTAAATAAAGTCTGCCTGTCTGAGTATTGCCTAACTGGTCCGTATAATAGTATTTGAATTCAGTTGTATCAGTCGTAATTTTTTGATGTGGAACTGATGTGTTAAAACGTCGTTTTAAACGATTTGATGCTACTTTCCCTACAGTTCCCTTATAAGACTTATACTTTCTGCTTTTGTGTGAGAAGGCAGTTACAAGAATGCCTAATTCACGCATTAAGCGTAATACTTTCTTCCGATTTATATGATAACCTAATTTTTTTAACTCGGGAGTCAGTCTTTTATACCCATAATCCTTATTTTTCTCTCTTAGTTCTAGTAAAGCATCTTTGTAAACTTTATCCTTGTCTGGTCGTTTAGATTGCTTCCTAATATAGTGATAAGTTGCCTTTGGAAAGCCAGTTACTCTCAAAATATCAACTAATTTGAATTTATTAATAGTATGGAGATTGTAGATTGCTTGAACTATTTGTTTCTTTGTTGCTGTTTCTCTGCTTCCTGCAATCTCCCTAATTCCTTTAAAAATTCATTCTCGATTCTCAAATCACGATTTTCGTTTTCAAGTTGTCTCAGACGCTCAACGTTTACATCTTCTCTAGTTATATTCTTTGGATCCTGAAATACTTTCTTATCAGCTTTCTTCCGTCTACCCATTTTCGGTGGCCTACCTCTCTGTTCTGATAAGCCATCGGCGCCTTTCTTGAGGATAGTAGTACGCCAATTACAAATTAAACTAGGGTTATTCATCCCTAATGAATTGGCTACTTCTCGATAACTCATCTCTGTTGTTTCATATAATTTTACAGCACTAAGCTTAAAATCAACAGAGTAATGAGTTTGATTCTTACTACGTTTCAGTCCTTCGATTCCAAATTGTTGATAGCTATTAACCCATCTTCTTACAATAGAATCTTGTATATTATATTTCTTTGCTACCGCTAGGTAGCCACCATAGTTCCCCAGATAATGTTTTACAATTTCCAATTTAAATTCTAGTGAATATTTTGCCATAAAAATAAACCCCCAAAAGTCAGATTTTTGGTCTAACTTTTGGGGGCCTCTACAAGCGATGGGAGATAATTTTAACAAACTGTATGACCTTAAAATGCGTAACAGTATAGTAGCGACTGGTCAAGTATTGCTGGTAGAACTCATGGAGATGTTAGCAGACGACTGCAGGATATTGTTCAGCAACACAGACGGTATTTTGATTGAATATGATGACTTCGATGTGATTGATGAGATATGTGCTGAATGGGAAGATTCATACGGTATCAAATTAGATTTCAAAGAAATAGATCGTGTGATATTAAAAGATGTAAATAATTATATTTTGATTGGTGACGAGGTGCATCGAGTAGGTGCGTATACCAAAGAGTTGAGTAAGTATGACAATGACTTGCCAATATTGAATAAGGCGGTAGTTGAATATTTGCTAAACGGTAAGAAGCCAGAAGAAACGATATTCTCAAGCAGTAACTTAATGGACTTTCAAAAAGTAGTGAAGTTACCAACTGGTTCGCTCGGTGCTAGATATGGCTACCAAGAATTTAGTGAAAAAGTATATCGTGTATTCGCTTCAGATAGCTTACAGCACAATGAATTAAAAGCTGTTAAATCGAATGGCTTACATTCAATAGCTGGTATACCAGAGCTTGTTTTTATCGATAATACAGATGTTCGTGGTAAGTCGATACCAGAATATTTAGATTACACATGGTACATCGCTGAAGCGTGGAACAGGATAGAAGATTTTAAAGCCAAGACAATTGATTATATTAAACCGGATGAAATTACAGATGACATGTTGCCATTTTAAAAATATAGGAGGGATTAAGAGTGGGTTATACAGTATTTGATACGTTCGACTTATTGCAATTTAACTATGGTGTTACGGGAGCAGAAATTTCTAAACAAGCAGACATACCATATCAATGGATTGCAACTTCCAAAGAAACAAATAAATTATCCAATAACTTACAAAAAGCGATTGGGAAAGTATATGGAGATGATTGGAACAGTTTAGAAAATTTACGATTATACCAAAAGCGACTAAATACAGTAGGGTTGGTTGATGGTAATCGGATTAAGAAATTTCGTGCTCAACGAGAAATTACACGTAAACAAGCAGCTATTAATTTAAAAACAAGTGATGATCGTATCAGCCGCATCGAACGGAATGAAGTCGTCTTATCTAGTTGGGTTGAGTATTTGAGATTTAAAGATTATTACCAAGATGACTTACTGTTACGTGATGAAACAACTGGAGTTAAAAAGCGTAAACGAGCTAAAGAAGTAATCACTTTTAGAAACATCGCAACACGCGGTTCAAAAGTATCTTGGCAGATGATTAAGAAAGTTAGAGCTTAGGAGAGTTTGAAATGGACAAACAATGAACCAACTAAAATTGTCGATTTATTGGAAACTTACGAAAATGGCGGAGAAAACGGAAAGTAGGTAAGGGTATGAAAATCGAAATTGAGAAACCAGTTGTGCCACAATTCATTGCTGACTGGGTCGAGGAGCAAAAAAAAGATTGTGATGACGTAGCTTGGGAGAATAACAGTATTTACAATATTGTTGATAATTTACGACACGACTTAAAGATGGGGTTTGTTAATAAAAAAATAAGAGAATGGCTATATTCTGATATTAAGAATGAAATTGCTTTTGAAAAAGCTATTATACTTGGTTACGAGGTGGAGTAAATGAAATCAAAAACAAAAGACATTTTAGTCACAGCATATTGCTTCGTAGCCATTGGGTTATTTAGTCTTGGTTTGGGAATTGAAATTGCCACAATCACGACTGAACATGTTGATGAAACCACCACAGCTAAACCAATCTACCAACAACAAATTGGTGATGAAGCAGAGCCAGACATACTGATTATCTATGAGGCGGAAGTAGACGGTGTGAAAGTTTATCCTAGTGTGATTAAAGAGGCTAAATAATGCTATACGATGCAGTTGCAATCACCGATGATGTTCGCATTAGTGCCTATGACGACAGAAATGTGACGATTGAAATTTTGAAAGAAACGACAGACCCGAAGACCAAAGAAACTAAATTCAGTTGGAAATTACACGGGTATTATACCAGCGTAAAACATGCTTTGAACGGTATCATAAAAGACGATTTACTCATAGATATTAGCACAATTAAAACGTTAGCAGAGTATGCAGAATACTTTAAAAGACAGTGTGAGCAAGTTAAATGGATTGATAAGGAGGAACAGTAATGAACATCCAAGAAGGAATTGAAGCTTTAGAAACAGAATTTAACGAGAAGATTAAAGCCTTGAAAGCGGAAGTGCAGCGGGAAGATGAGTTTCCACAAGATGGAGATGAGTATTGGTACATAGGTACGACTGGTAATGTCTATGATGAAAACTGGGAAGGTTTTGGTTTTGAAGAAGCTGCGCTTGAAATTGGGAATGTTTTTAAGACAAAAGAACAAGCCGAGTTCGCTGTTGAGAAACTTAAAGTTGAAGCGGAGTTGCGGAAGTTTAGTAGACCTTTTAAAGACAACGATAACAATTATTATATCGAACTTTACATCCCCGATAAAACACTTTCGATAGATCGCAGTGAATATTTTAAAACACAAGGAACTATTTACTTCGAAAGCAAAGAAAAAGCCCAACAAGCAATCGAAGCAGTCGGAGTAGAACGTATCAAGAAATACATTTTCGGGGTGGAGGACTAATGATGAAAATTACAGTATATTCTAAATATGATTGTGGTAATTGCGAGAATGTAAAACGCTGGTTAAAGTGGGCGAATGTACCTTATACAGAAGTCAATGTAGAAGATAATGCAGAAGCTTTAAACTATGTTAAAGAGGATTTAGGGTACCAGGCAATGCCAGTGATTGAAGTTACAGACACTGATGGTATCAAATATGATTTTCAAGGTTTTAATGCGGAAGAATTGGCTAAACTGAAAGTATAAGAAAAGCAAGCGGTTAAGCTTGCTATTCACTAGAATAAAAATTCTTAATAATGGTTTTACTTTTAACTTTTTCATTTTCTTTTGATTGATCCTTATATGAAACAATAATTTTTACTTGTTCATAATAACCAATTGAATTGAACATAAAGTCTTCAGTTTCATTTTTAGATAAATAAGTGGGGTCTTTAATTGGAAGGTCAACTGAATGATTGAATCGCAAAGTAGAAACGTTCGTTGGAATTATAAATGTATTGAAAGGACCGGTTGGACGATTGCTTTCGTTTACTTTTCTTTGATACATATCATCTACTTTTTTATTTGTTAATGTTTCTATCTTCTCAGAGGTACTTAAATCAAAAACTTCAATAGATGTAATCATGATATTCATCAATTCTGAAACATTTTTAATGGTGAATAAATGTTCATATAAATTAGGTAAATCTTCATTAAATGGTCGATAAATTGATTCAGTAATACTGATATCTACCTTGTTTCTATTCTTGATGGCTTTATAACCTTTCATAATTAGATCGATTAAACCATAAATAGCTAATATACCACCAGCGATTGTAACAATGAAATTAAATTTATCCATATTTCTATCACCACCTTTCCAACAATATTATACACAATACTTCAATTTCTAAGGAGGTGAAATATTGTCAGAACAAACAGTCAATGATCTATTATACAAAGGTTTCTTAAGAGGTAACGGTAAACACGCTGGTAAACCAAAAGACAAAGCAAAATTCCTAGCATTTGAAACAGTGCGTAAATCAGATTCGTTCGTTGGTATCTTAAAAGATGATGTAGTCATGGTTGACATCGATGACATTGAACAAGCTGAGTTACTACTTGATATACTTGAAGATAAAGAAATACCTGTTATCTCAAGAGAGACACCAAACGGTATACATTTTTACTTTAAGAACTCATCTATTAATTCCAACAAAATTAAATGGTTCAGTAACATCGATATGTTGACTGATTATAAAATTGGTAGTAAGTGGACCGCTGATCCAATTAAAATCGATGGTGATAAGCGTGAATTAATTACTGAAGCAGATGAACTAACTGATTTACCTGCATGGTTATTACCGCTAAAAAAACAGAAAAATGATGAGGATGCTGGCGAAGGTTTAAATGGTATCAGCGAAGGTAATCGAAATCAAACCTTTTACAACTACATTTTAAAGTTGCAGCGTAACAGTTTGAATAAAGAAGAAATCGCTGAAACGATTAAAATTATCAACGAATACCTAGCTATTAAACCGCTTAAACCAAGAGAACTTAAAACTATTCTTCGTGATGAAGCATTTAAGAAACAGTCATTTTACGAAGGTAAGACGTTTCTACATGACAAATTTGGTGATTACTTAATTAATGAGTACAACATCATCAGTATTCAAAACAACTTACATATCTATGATGCTGGAGTGTACGTGCTTGGTGAGGACCATATCGAACGTTTCATGATAAAAGAAATACCTACACTAAAACGTAACAATAGACAAGAAGTGTTAGCTTACATAAAGTTAAAAGCACCAGTCAAACAGTTCAGTGATACGAGGTACATAGTTTTCGCTAATGGTATCTATGACTATGTCGATGACATACTCATGCCACACTCACCTAAAATTATATCAACTAATAAGTTGCCAGTTAGATATAACGAAGAGTCTTACAGTGAAGCGGTTGATCATATGCTAGATAAAATATCTACTAAGGATAGGAAAATTCGCAGTCTGATAGAAGAAATGTTTGGCTACACATTATACAGACGTAATGAAATTGGGAAGTTCTTCATTCTTAAAGGGAAGGGAAGTAATGGTAAGTCAACGCTGCTAACTATGTTAAGACATATGTTAGGTAATGATAACGTATCGTCCTTAGACATCCGGGAAGTGGATGAACGATTTAAAACCGCTGAAATCTTTGGGAAGTTAGCCAACATTGGTGATGATATCAGTAAGGCTTATATCAATGAGACATCTGTACTTAAGAAATTAGTAACAGGTGAGCCGTTATCAGTGGAGCGAAAAGGTAAAGATCCGTTTGACTTGAAGAATTACAGTAAATTAATATTCAGTGCGAATGACATACCACGATTCAATGATACTTCTGATGGTTTCCTAAGACGTATTTGTATCGTACCTTTACGGGCTAAGTTCAGTTCGCAAGATCCAGACTATGACCCGACGATCATTGATAAGCTGCTAGCGCCTGAAGCATTAGAGTACATGGCACAGTTAGCACTTGATGGCATGTTGGATGTAATAGAGCGTAAGAAATTTACAGAACCTGCTGGTGTTCAAGATGAGTTGGATAAATTCAAAGAAGAGAACAACCCGATCATTGGTTATCTCAAAACAACAGATATCGATGGTGAGTTAGTTGCTGAAGTTTACACAGACTACTCTCAGTGGTGTTATGATTCAGGATTAAAAGCAGTAAGTAAAGTTTCATTCAGTAGATATATTTGTAGTTATGAAGGATTTAAGACGACAACTAAACGAATAAATGGTAAAAGACAACAGATATTTGTTCTGGTCAAAAAATAACTAAAAAGTTAAATCGACCAGAGAATTGACTGTTTTCGTGGTTAAAATCGACCAGACACTCATTTCCGTGGTCAAATGAACCTTGATATAACAACATCGACCACGAAAGTTATAAAATGTCTGGTCAAAATCGACCAGCAAATTAGCTGATTTCTTGGTTTTTTATACTAAATAAGTTATAAAAATGGTCATTTTTCCGGGTTGAGGATTGACAGTTGACACTTCGATTGACACGAGGATTGACACTTCAACGTTGATATGACGGCATTTTTGGAGGGTGTCAATCTTGTCAATCCTACTTTTATTCCTTTTATATATATTAAAGAAAAAAATAATAAAAAGTAGTAAATATATATAATAATATTAGAGTGAAAACTACGCTTACATTTTGAAATTTAAACGCCGAATCGGTTGGGGGAGTAAGGCTAAGGGGTGTCAATCCTCGTCGATTGACAAAAGGATTGACACCTGACAACAAGGAGGGAGCTGTATGAGTGACGAATTTAGCTAAAGAAAAACTTTTAAAGTTTAGTAATGAGCAGCAGAAGTTGCAGAGATACAAAGAACAGTTGGTAGAATTAAATGCCATTGCAACAAATACAACTACAGAATTAAAAAAGGTAGTTGTTACTTCTTCAAAGAGCAATTCATTCGATGGCCAGTTGGCAAGGATATCTGATTTGAAATCTGAAATTATCAAACAATCAATAGTAGTGAATGCAGAGCAACAAGAATTAAAGTATTACGTCAACTCACTAAGTGATGAATCTTATGTAGAAGTAATCACACTGAGATACTTTGACAACTTACCTTGGTTTGAAGTGTGGCAGGATATGCATTGTTCTCAAAGTAAAATGTATAGATTACATGATGCAGCACTCAAAGAATTGAATGAGATGATGAAAGTAAATGAGAGTAATGTGGGAGTTAATTGGGAGTGAATGATAGTAGTAGTGGGAGTGGTTCACATAGTATATTGGTATTGTCAAAAGATTAAGACAAACAAAACATACTACAAATTAATATTTGACAGCAGAGCATCAAGCTTAATCAGCTTGGTGTTCTTTTTTATTTACTAAGGAGATGATTGCATTATGTTTATCAGATTGATTTGGGTAAGTAATTAAGGAGAGTGATCCAACTATCTCGGACTACTCAACGTGTGGGTAGGCATTGCTGCTATGTGATATAAGGAGTTGTGATAACTATTCTAGATACTTCAACTAAGAAAGCCAGACGGATATTCTATACTAGTGATGACTGGCGAACGATGCGAGCTTATATATTAGAGCGTGATAACTATGAATGCCAATGGTGTAGAAGAGATGGTAAGGTCACTAGTCAATTAGACTCAGTCCTTGAAGTAGATCATATCAAAGAGCTGAAAGACTATCCTGAACTTGCACTTGATGAATCCAATTTAAGAACACTGTGTAAAGATTGCCATAACAAAAGGCATGAACGCTTCAATTATCGCGAAAAAAAGAAAAATATAAAATGGAACGATGAGTTTTGGTAGAGAATGAAAGGGAATATAACTATGCATGAAAAAGTATCGGAACAGATACGAGAATATATGACTTATCGAAATGAAGGAAAAATGCATAAAGAAATATATCCATTGATGGGTTTTAAATCGATAGACTCGTTAAGATATTTCATTAAGAAGTATAAAGTTGATACAAGAATTGAAGTAAGATGCTTAACATGTAATTCAATATTCAGAACAAAAAATACTAAAGCTTTAACATGTTCTAAACGATGTAGTGATGAGTATTATGATAAGAATGTAAGAGGTCAATTTAATACCTGTAAAGGTTGTAATCGCAGATATATGGTTACAGAAGGGCTTTTATATTATTGCTCAAATGAGTGTATGGAATTGCATACAACAATTGACGATAGAAGAACTAATAAAGAAAAGAGATTCGCATTGAATGGAGAGCCAGATTGGACTATTACATTATCTGGATTAAGTAAGAGAGATAATAATATTTGTCATATATGCGACGAAGAAGTCGATTGGAATGATTATTACATAGACAACAAAGGAACATACATTTGTGGCAATAAATATCCTAGTATCGACCATGTTGTACCGATAGCACTAGGGGGTAAACATCAAAAGGATAACGTGAGACTCGCACATAGAGTTTGTAATTCTAAAAAAGGCATGAGAATTATTACGAAAGCTTGATACACCCCCATCAAAAGGTTTCAACTTTTATTTTTCCAGGAAACCGGTGGGAAGGGTCTTTTGCACGGACGTAACCGTTTCTAGCACCCCTATCCCCCGCCATATTAACGTTTGAAGAAAGGAGGTTGAGTATGGTTGGAATTGAATATTAACACACGGATTAAACGACTAAGAAATGAACAAAAATTAACTCAGAAAGAGTTGGCTGAATCCGCAAATATTTCTGAATCTTACTATCGAAAAATTGAAACAGGCAACAATTCACCGAGTATAGAAACATTAAATAATATCGCTAAAGCATTAGATGTTTCCTTGCTTTATTTAATCAATGACCGTATAGAAGAAATGGAAAATCGTTCTGAAATTGAAGAACTAAGATTACGTGAGATTTTCAAAAATATACCAAAAGAGCAACTAGATATTGCTGAAGGTTTAATCATTCAAGCTGCTCGACTACGTATCCTTTTGGATGACAATTGGAAGGATATCTTGGAGAATGGAGAGTATGAGCGATTTAGACAATCAAAAGACCAAATTCCATACGACCGAAAACGACCGATTGTTGAAAATTATGATAATCGAGATAAAACTTATAAAGATATTATCAAGCAGCTAACTGAATTATTGCCAAAAGAAGCTAAAAGTTCAGCGAGAGAAAACTTGTTGGGTGGTTAGCCTATGTTGCATACAGAACATGTTGATTTATATTTGGAACTATTTCAAGAAGGTTATTTGGTATTCAATGAAAAACGGATTCAGTTAGTTGAGTGGTTAAAAAGAGATATCTTATCCAAGGATAATGAGTATTACTTTGATGACCAGCAAATTGAAGATTATATTAATTTTAGTGAGCGATGGTACTATCCCTTAGATGATTGGGAAAAGTTCCTCGCTTCTTTTGTTTTCTTTTATAAGCGTTCTAATGACACACCAGTATTTAGAATATTCATCTTGGTTATGGGTCGTGGTGCTGGTAAGAATGGTTTTATATCAACAATGGCCCATTTCTTGGCATCAAGTTTGCATGGAATTGAAGAATATGATGTCTCGATTGTGGCTAACTCGGAACATCAAGCAAAAACTTCCTTTGAAGAAATTTATAACAAAATAATCAAAGACCCTAGATTGTCAGCAGTTAATACTCGTGACACTACTTTTGAAGATGAGCCTATTGGTGAATTTGAACCCTGGAAAAGCAAGATTATTAGTCAAGAAACACAATCTAAAATTATGTACCACACATCAAATGCCAAAACAAAAGATGGTGGTCGTGAAGGTGCGTTGATATTCGATGAGTTCCACGAATATGAGAATTCAGAATTGGTAAAAGTGTTTACTGGTGGTCTTGGTAAGAAACCAAATCCGAGACAATTTTTCATTGGTACGAAAGGATTCATTAGAGAAGGCTATTTCGATATGCTCTATGATCGTGCAACAAATATTTTAAACGGTGATGCACCATTTAATGGCCATTTTCCATTTATTTGTGAGTTGGATGATATAAAAGAGATGGATAGCCCAGATTTATGGGAGAAAGCTAATCCTACTCTACAGAAACCATTAACAGGACGTGCGGAACGATTGCTTCAAACGATGGAAGATGAGTATGCAGACTTAACCTATGAGCCATCTGGACGACCTATGTTTGTTACGAAACGAATGAACGTGATTGAGGGTGACTCTGAACATAGCGTTGCTAGTCGAGAAGAGTTACTAGCAACTAACCGACCATTTTTTGATTTAGACGGATTAAAACCTATTGGATCACTAGATTATGGATCTGTTCGAGATTTTGCAGCATGTGGACTTTTATTTAAAAAAGGAGAAGAGTATGCATTCAAAACCCATTCATTCGCTATTAAACATTTTGTTGATGTTCATTATGGTTATTCAAATTCAGCAAATGCATTGGGCGGAAGCAAGAAAGCCCCCATAAAAGCTTGGGAAAAACAAGGGCTCATGTCAGTTATTGATGAACCATCTCTTGATCCAATGCATATCGTGGAGTGGTTTGTAAATGCTAGAGAAAAATATGGCGTTGAAAGAATTGTGGCCGATAACTTTAAGTTGGATATATTAAGGCCTTTACTTGAAAAAGAAGGTTTTGAAGTCGATTTAATTAAACGTCCTCAATCTATTCATCCGCTGGTTGCACCAAGAATCGAAGATGGTTTCGCAAATAATAAAATCATTTTCGAAGATAATCCTCTGATGCGTTGGTACACCAATAATGTGTATGTAAAAGAAACATCTAACGGTAAAATTTTCGATAAAAAAGAAGAAGTGAAGCGTAAAACTGATGGATTTCAAGCTTTGGTACATGCAATGTATCGTGCTAATGAATTGGACGACCAGACTGATTTAGACGAATTTTTCGATATGGTTAGCCAATTACAATATTAGAAAGGAGGGAAATTTTGGGACTATGGGAATCAATTAAGAACCGAATAAATAAAGTAGAATTGATTGGTTATGAGTATCCGATCGATGATCACACGAAGCGTGTTTATTTAAAACAAACATCCATTGATAAAGTCGTGAATTATGTTGCAAGAACAATGTCTACTGCTAAATTCATTATCAAGACACCGGATGACGAAGCTATTGAATTCGTAGATAGTTGGGAATATAAGCTAAATGTGCGACCTAATCGAAACCAGAATGCAACTGAGTTTTGGCAAAAGGTATTCTATAAATTACTTTACGATAATGAAGTCCTAATTATCATATCTGATGATGACCAAATACTAATTGCAGATTCATTTGTTAAAGATGATTCTATAAGTCTATATGACTATCGATTCACTGATGTGGTTGTCGGTCAATATACCTATAAGAGACCATTTATTCGTTCTGAAGTTCTATATCTAAAATATGGTAATGAGCAACTGTCTAAAATGATTGATGGTCTTTTTGAAGATTATGCGGACTTATTTAATTCATTACTAAAATCAGTTTGGCGTAACGGTCAAATCCGTGGTTCTGTTTCTATTAACAAAACCGGTACTTTTGCAGATGCTAAAGAACGGACGGAGCAGGTCCAAAGTTATTTGAATAATATGTTCAAAATATTTGATACTAAAGAAACAGCTTATGTTATGACACCAAATGGCATGGATATTGAAGAATTCTCTAATAAAGGGAATTCAAGTAATATACCTTTTAGCGATTTAAATAGCGCGCGTTACGCGATGACTGCTGAAGTTGCTGAATTAGTCGGAATACCATCAAATTTAGTGTTTGGAGATAAACTAGAGTTAGATCAAAATAAAAAGTTGTATAAAGAAAATGTAGTTAATCCGCTGATTAAAATGCTTACCGATGAGATGAATGGTTTAATGATATCTCAATCAGATTATCAAAAGGGATTACGATTAACTATTTCAAACGTATTGACTACAGATGTTTTTGAGTTATCTACTCAGATTGATAAGTTGGTAGCTTCAGGAGTCTTTAGTCCTAATGACATTCTAGAAGAACTAGGACGTGATAAAGTGGATGACCCAATGATGGATAAACACTATATCACGAAAAATTATACTGAATATCAGGATAATGAAAGGGGTGAGGAAATAAGTGAAGAAAATTAAAGTACACGGTACGATTGTAACTAATGATAATAAATGGATTTATGATTTATTTGATATGGATTCAACTAGTCCTAAAGATATTTCTGATGCGTTGGCTGAAACAACTGAAGATGTGACGATTGAAATCAATTCTTATGGAGGTTATGTTGATGCAGGTAATCAAATTTACTCAGATTTAAAAAACTACCCGGGAAAAGTAACGGTAGAAGTATTAATGGCCGGTTCCGCTGCTTCAATTATTGCGATGGCTGGAGATAAAGTACGAATGGCACCGATTGGACGAATCATGATTCATAATGCTTCAGTAGGTGCACAGGGTGATTACCATGCGATGGATGCTGCAAGTGAAGCACTACAAATGACTAACTCAGCGATTGCAAATGCTTACGTAGCCAAATCTGGTATTAGTAAAGAAGAAGTTTTGGAACTAATGGATAAAGAAACTTGGATGGACGTTGAAAAAGCACTGGAACATGGATTTGTTGATGAAGTAATTGAATACACTGAATCGACACCAGTATTTGAACTTGTAGCAAACGGATTAACGAATGGTATCATCCCTCAAAACGTGATTGATAAAGTTCGGAATGATAAACAGCTACCAATGGCTAGTGTTCAAGTAAACACTGATGAAATTGTGGACAAGATTTATGAAAAGCTAAAAGCTGATTTTGATGTTGAAATTGAAAATAACAAGGAAGAGGAACCCAAAGCTAACAGTTTTGAACGGTTCCTTTTTTAGTACAAAATTAAAGGAGAGAAAAATTAAATGTTTAAATTAAAATCTATGACAAACTTCGCTTCTAAACGCGAGGAATTTATTAATGCTGTAAAAAATGGCGCTGATCAAGAGGCACAAGGTGACGCTTATTTAAATATGATTAATGCATTAGCTGAAGATGTAATGGATGAAGCTAAGAAAGAAGTTAATCTTCAAGTTGACCAAGCTGCTAACATCAACAAGGCTAAAATGAGCAAAGAAACGTATGAATTCTTTAATGAAATCAATACTGAGGTTGGTTATAAAGAAGAAAAATTATTACCAGAAACAACCATTGATGAAATCTTCGAAGATTTAACAACTGAACATCCATTACTAGATGCAATCGGCTTAAAATCCGCTGGTATTCGCTTGAAATTCTTACGTTCTGAAACGTCTGGCCAAGCAGTTTGGGGTAAAGTGTTCGATGAAATCAAGGGTCAATTAGATGCGACATTCAGCGATGAAGTTGCGATTCAAAACAAGTTAACAGCATTTGTTGTTGTTCCAAAAGACTTAGCAGATTTATCTGTTAATTGGATTGAACGTTTTGTTCGCTTGCAAATCACTGAAGCATTTGCAGTTGCTTTAGAAGCAGCTTTCTTGGCTGGTGACGGGAACGACAAACCAATTGGTTTAAACCGTGATATCGATAATGGTACTGTATCTGGTGGCGTGACGACTTATCCAGTTAAAACAGCTCAAGGGACTTTATCATTTGCCGATACAGATTCAATCATTCAAGAATTCAAAGATATTAAGAAGTACCACTCTACTAAATCTAATGGACAAGCAATTAATACTGCAGGTCAATTATACCTAGTAGTTTCTTCAGAAGATAAAGCAGATATCGAAGCGAAATTTACTATCTTAAATGCAAATGGTGTTTATGTAAATGCAGTGCCATTTAACATCAACATTGTTGAATCTGTTTTCCAAGAAAAAGGCAAGGCAGTATCGTTCGTTAAATCTCGCTATGATGCATACATTGGTGGTGGTATTACTTTACGTAAGTTCGACCAAACATTTGCATTAGAAGATTTAGACTTATACACTGCTAAACAATTTGCTTATGGTAAAGCAAAAGATGGTAAAGCAACTGCAGTTTGGACGTTAGCTGAACCAGCAACTTTACCAGAAGGGTAAGGTGAAATAGATGGCTAAATTTAAAGTGTTAAAAGATTTTAAGGATATTAAAAACGGTAAAGTTTATACCAAAAATGATGAAATCGAGATGACGGTTAAACGTTCTACGGAAGTAGCTGAAAACTTAGACGATACTTTCTTAGAGCGATTGGATGAACCAAAAACTGAAAAGTAGGTGATGAATATGGTTGATACGCCACTACTAGAAAGTTTCAAAACTTACATGCGTATATTCCATTCTGCTGAAGATGACTACTTAACAGACTTACTTGGCGCATCAGAGCTTGATATCTTGTCTCTGGTGGGCGGTAGTCTGCTGGATAGGGAAGTGAAGGAACTTGTATTTAATCGTGCGAGATACGCTTATACGGGCAATTTAGAGTTCTTTTACGAGAACTTCCAATCTCGTATCTTTGACTTATCACTAAGACTAAATGGTGAGGAGTTGATGCAAGATGATGAATCGACCGTATAAGAAACCTGTAACAGATATCGGGGAACTGCGTACACCAGTAAGTTTCTATGAATCAAAAACGAGTGGTCCAGAACCTAATCAAACTGGACTAACTAAATTGTTTTATTGCTATGCAGAAGTATACAACCCATCGATGAAGGATTTGGAAATTATGCATAGTACGGGTGTGAAACAGGGTATCACGATTAAAATTCGAGACCCGTTAACTGACTATCAACCACAATCTCATCATGTAGTTATTATCGATGATTTTAGGTATAAAAACATGCAGTGGAATATCACTGATATTCGTCCGGATGTTCAAAATAGTGAGTTCATTACAGTTCTGCTTGGAGCGGATGCGTAATGGACTTTAATTTTGAAATCAAAGGTGCTGATGAAATTGTTGCTAATTTAGAAAAGCAATTTTCTGAAAGGCGTGTCTCAAGTATCGTCAATAAAGCGATTAATACCGCAGCAGATGAATATACTGAAGGGTTAGCGAAGGCAATTAGTTCATACAAGGATACAGGGGCTACAGTTGAGGAGACAACTCATGGTAGAGCGACTAAAAACTCTAGCGGTAGACATATTGCTAAAGTGGGTTGGCGCGGTCCAATGCAAAGGTATAAGTTAATTCATTTAAACGAATTTGGCTATGTTCGTCATGGACGTTCGTACAGTCCTCGTGGAATGGGTGTAATCCAAGGGTATATTGATGGTTCAAGAAATCAATTCTTGTCAAATATGCGTGAAAATTTAAGTGAGTTGGTGAAATAGATGTTAGATATGCTGGATATAATTTATGATGAATTGAATTATGATGAGATTATACAAGAGCAAGTTAAAGGGCGTATACGCTATTATACGTACAACGAGAATGATGAAATGGTCACACCTTTTATCATCATCACACCATTTTCAACACCAATACCAGCCATCTATGGATCTAATCAAGAACTGGCAATTGAGATGACTTATCAATTGAGTGTTGAAGGTGGTAATCGCAAGCAAGTAAAAGAACTAGCATATCGCATTAAGCAATTAATGTGGGAGTTAGGTTTTGGTCAACTGGAATTTGGATTGGATGAGTATCTAGACGATGTTCAACGATTTGTTGATGTCAGAAGATACCGTAAAGTGACTAATTTATACGAAACGAATTATTAAAGGAGAAATAAAATGACATTAGTAGGATTTAAACGTGCTACCATCGGTATTTTCGGATCAGATGGTACAGTAACTGAAAAAATTATTGTTGAAGGTAAGGCTGAGAAAGGTGCAACTACCACAGCAGAAATTACAGGATTATCTAAAGAAGCAACTCGAGTGTACGGTTCAGATATTGCTTACTACGTATCTCAACGTGGTACTGGTGACGTATCAGTTAACTTAGGTTTGTTAGATTTACCAGATGCCGCAAATGATAAAATTCTAGGCTATAAAACGACCTCAGAAGGCATTTCATATATTGGTAATGATACTGAAGCGCCATATGTAGCGATTATGCTTGAAGCAGGAAACTTACAAGGCGAGAAAGCTATGTTAGGTTTCTTTAAAGGTAAAATTTCTAAAGAGTCAATCACCTTAAATACTTTGACTAACGAAGCATATACACCAGAGGCAGAGACTTACGTATTTAGCGCTATCGAAGACACCAAAGAAGGTGAATCATTCGGGCAAATTGTCGGTAAATATGTAGGCGATGCACAAGAGTCAATCAAAAAACTGGAAAACCAAGTGTTCCCAACATCGTTACCAGTAGGATAATTTTATGACAGTTAACGGCTACTCCTATTTGTGGAGTAGCCTATTTTTTTGGAGGTAAAAAATATGGCAAAAGAATTACGATTAGAATTAAAAGATGAAAAAGGCAACATTAATACATTTATTCAGAAAAGTATTCCAATGCGGAAATTATTTGAATGGATGGAAATTGAAAAGGCGATTGAAGAGGGCGAGATTAAACAAGGTTTAGACGTGATTGTTAAAAAGGTTGAATTTGTCGCTGGTCTATTTGATGACGAACGCGTGACACCAGAAGCTTTATTAGATGGACTAGATGCTCGTGATTTCCAAGAAGCGATTCAACAAAAAATTTGGGCAGTTCTGGGTATTGATCTTGACCCAAAAAAAGAAGAGACAGCGGAAAAATAACCGCTAAAGAGGCTTTAGATAATCTCTACAGCTTAGTTAGAAACGTCGTTAAGGGTATAGATGGCTACACAATTAATGATGTGTTAGACACTGATTATGACATGCTAATGGGTGTGTTATTTAGTCAAAAATCTACTAAACAAGATGCAGTTGATTTAGCAGACTTTATCAAAACAATTTAGGAAAGGAGGTAAAATATGGCAGGGAATGCACCTTTAGGACAAATGATTATTGAATTAGGATTGGATAGTTCCGATTTTGGTAAAGGTCTACAATCCTCAAAAAGAGAAGTAAAGACTTGGGCGAATTCGATGAAATCTGAAATGAACGCAGCTAAACTTGCGGGTAATAAAATGCAAGGGTTAGAAGCTAATTTCAAAGGTTTAACCAAAGTCATTGAAGCTCAAAAGAAACAAGTCGATTCACTAAAGAAATCGTACGAGGGATCATTTGTTGACGGAAAGGCTACCGCTCAAACTGAAAAATTAGCTGGTCAACTGAAACAGGCAGAATCCCAATTATTCAATTATCAAAACCAATTAAAGAATACAGCAGGCGAAATCGCTCGTACTAAAGTAGAAACTGAAGGTTGGACTGGTGTTCTAAATAAAGCCAGTGATCATTTAGTCACTGGTGGCGAAAAGATATCTAAATTTGGTCAAGGAGTTGCTGATATTGGTGGCAAAATGACCACGGGTATCACACTTCCAATCATCGGATTAGGTGCGGCAGCAGTCAAGACAGCGATATCTTTCGAAGATTCCATGAGCCAATTACAATACGCTTCTAAAGCTTCAGGCGAAGAAATGTCTCGATTGCGAGAACTAGCTATTCAAATGGGTGAAGATACTATTTTTAGCGCTAAAGAATCAGGCGAAGCTATGGTTGAATTGGCTAAAGGTGGTATGAGTGTCGCTCAGATTGAAGCTGGTGGTCTAAAGACTGCAATGGACTTAGCAGCGGCGGGTAATATTGCTTTGGCGGATGCGGCCGAAATGACTGTTCAAGGGATGAACATGTTTAATATTGAAGCAGAAGATTCAAGTCGTATTGCCAATGCTTTGGCTGGTGGTGCGGATGCATCTACCGCTAGTGTGGAATCTATGGGTCAAGCTTTGAGTCAGGTTGGTACAGTAGCTAACACCGCTGGTTGGTCAGTTGAAGATACGACCGCTGCAATTGCTGCAATGGCAGATGCTGGTATCCAAGGATCAGACGCCGGTACATCATTAAAATCAATGCTTCAAAGATTGTCAGCACCAACTTCTAAGGCATCTGAATTAATGGCTGATTTAGGTATTAATCTATATGATGCTGATGGAAATATGAAATCTATGACTGACGTTGCTCAAGAATTACAAGATGGTTTTAATGGACTATCTCAAGAGCAACAACAACAAGCTATGGCTACTATCTTTGGTAGTGATGCTGTTCGTGCAGCTACCGTATTTATGAACGAAGGTTCTGAAGGCTTAGGCGAATATAAGAAAGCTACTGAAGATGCAACTGCAGCTCAAGAAGCGGCAGATGCACAAATGAGTGAATCAGCACGTAATTGGGAAGAATTACAAGGTTCATTAGAAACATTATCAATTACAGTTGGCGAAAAGTTACTACCAATGTTTAATGATGGTGTTGAATATATAACTGATTTAGTTGATTCATTTAGTGAACTATCAGATGAACAGCAAATGAACATCCTAAAATGGGCTGGTATTGCAGCGGCTGCTGGACCGGTATTATCTATTGCGGGTAAGGGAATATTCGTTTTCGGTAAGCTAACTACCGGAGTTGGCAAGTTAGGCAAGGGTTTAGTTAACCTCATGTCAAACAATGCTGGTAAAAAAGCGATGAAAGATATCGCAGATAGTGCTTTAGATGCCGGTAAAGGATTAGATGATGTTGGTAATAAAGCTGGTAAAGTATCAGGCCTTGGTGCTACGGTATTTAATCCGTGGGTGTTAGGTGCTGGTTTAGCAGTAGCGGCGATAGGCGGTATTGGTTATGCCATTTACCATGAAGCAACCGAACCGCAACGTCGTGCTAAAGAATCAGTTGAAGAGACAGACGGTGCCTACCAAGACTGGTTTGACGGTGTTACTTCAGGAATTGATTCGGTGAAAGAAGTCGGAAACGTAGCAGTTGATGGTGCGGAAGCAAGTGCTGAAGCCTATAAGCAAGCAGCTAAAGATATTCAAAAAGCAAATGCTGATATTCAAAACTCATTGGATGCAATGTTTGATGAAGGGTTATTTAATAATCAACATCAATTTTTTAAAGGTGATTGGGGTGAGCAATTCACTTTAGAACTGGACGAAGTAAACCGAAAAATGAAAGAATTTGGTGCATCTGAAGAAGAAATCGCTAGGGTATCTGAAGCGTTTAATAATTATGGAACGATGCTAGGTAATGCTAGCTCGGAAGTAATGCGTGCTTTAAAAGATAATATCAAAGTGACTCCAGAATGGGCATCTGCTCAAATCCAAGCAGTTGAAGGTGTTACTACCCAAACTATCGCTTCTTTACAGGAACGCAGACAAGCTGAATTGGATGCTTTAGAAGCACGAAAAGAAATGTATAGCCCAGAACAATACCAACAAGAAGTAGATGCGATAAACGCACGAACTCAAAATGAAATTTATGCAATCCAAACTTCTCAACAATCCATCACGGAAATTTTAACGAATGCTGCTAAGGAAAGACGAGAACTAACCGAAGGTGAAGCATTGTCGATGATCCTTAGCTTGAATAAAATCTCCGAAGCAACCGGTGAATCACTTACTGAAAACGATGAATTGATGGCGATGTTGGGCGATAACATGGAATTGCTAACTAGTAAGACTGCTATCGAATCAATGGCTCGTATGGGCATCTTAAATGATGAAGCGATTGAGAATTTAAAAAATGCAGAAACTACTGAAGAAGCGATGAATATTGTTATTGAAGCTTTGGATCGATATGGTGCTAAAGAGCTTCCACCTAAAGAAATGAAAATCGATACAGATTACTCTACCCAAAAAGTTGAAGAATTATTAACAGACTTAGGTATTTGGAATGATTTGACGACCGAAGAAAAAGAGTTGCTGTATCAAGTCCAAAACGGAGAAGACTTAGAAAAAGCTTTACAAGATTTAGGTAAGTGGAATGATTTAACAGTTGAACAGAAATCAGCAGTATTAAAAGGCGAAGTGGACCCAGAAGTCGCAAATGGAATTCAGTCTATGGGGTTATGGTCAAATGCTGAGTTTGTAGATAAATTTGCATCGATTGACACCAATGCGGATGATGCTACTGATAAAATCGGCAAATTGCTTGAACAATGGGGCGTTATGTCAGCTGAAGAGTACAAGAAATTAGTAGTCGACTCTGAAGATAATGGCCAACAAGCTATTGATACTGTACAAGAATTTATGCAATTGCCGGATGCTGAAAAAATGCTGCATGCAACTGACCAAACAGCAGATGGTGTAGCCACCGCAACTAACAATATTCTATCAGTTCCGGAAGCTAGAAATACGTTCTTTACTGCTCAAGAGAGTCTAACTCCCGTTGCTGGAAATGTGAACGTCGCAATCGGCAGTGTACCTATAGGTAAACACACGAATTTTGGTGCATCGGAACAAGTATCAGCAAACGCTAGTTCCGCCAAAGGAGCTCATGCTAGTGTACCAACGAGTAAGCAGACTAATTTTAATGCAAGTGAAGATGTCTCTAATAAAGCTAGTAACGCAAAAGCAGCGCATTCAAGCGTTCCAACCAGTAAATTAACAGATTTTTTAGCTAGTGAAGAAGTGTCAAGCACTGCATCATTAGCTAGAAGCGCTTTTTATTCTGTGCCTACAGTAAGAAATATTCAATTTGTTGCACAATTGGTTGGAGGTGCATGGAACGCTGTAAAAGGTTTAGTTGGATATGAACGAGGTACCAACTACCACCCGGGTGGTTTTGCTATGGTCAATGACCAGAAAGGTTCACGATTCCGTGAAATGATTGAATATCCGGATGGGACACAGTACATACCTACAGGACGAAACGTCATTATGGACTTACCTCGTGGTTCGAAAGTATTGAAAGCTGCAAGTACTGCCACGATGTTTCCTGGTCTACCACAGTATGCAGATGGTGTCGGTATTACTAATGAAGCGCAATTTATTAGAGATTCTACTAGGTTGGAACGTGTTAGCGTACCGTCAAATGTAAATGTACCAACTATTGATTTAAAACCGCTAGAATCACTTTTAGAGCGGATAAATGACAGTATTCAAGAAGGCAAGATCATCCATAATCAATTAATTATGGACGGTCAAATAATTGCTAAGAGTACGTATCCATACATTGATAATTTAATGAATAATAGTACCAAAAGAAGTAAGGTAATGAGTATTGGGGGTGAAAGCTAATGGAAATTAATCAAATTACAGTAAATGGTTCATCAACATTAGACTTTCCTTTTGAAACTGTTGTGGTTGAAAACGGTGGGTTCACCTATGCAAAAAAGAAAAACCAGTTTGTTGAATCAGAATATCTTTCAGGCTCGATTAAAACCGAAGTAAACGCTTGGGGGCCAATTGAAAAATCTTATAAATTATTTTGCTATACCTCTGAAGTCGCAAAGTTGCGAGCGGTAAAATTATGGGCAAAAGATACTGGCACTTTAATTTCTAGTGATGAGCCAGATGTTTATTATGAAATTTTAGATGTTGAAATCGAAGATTCTAAAAGAGATGGTAAGCCTTATTTTATTTTAGAAATTACTTTTACCTGTCAGCCTTTTGGGTTTGAACGCACTCAATCAACGAGGACTTATAGAACGGGTGATAAAATAACTAATCACACGAATGCACCAATGTATCCGTTGATTACAGTGTTCGGTACATCGAATACACAAACGAGTATCAAAATTGGGAATCAAACGGTATACATAGCTAAGTTGATTGATAAGTTAACCATTGAAAACAAATACTTAGAACAGGATGTTCGTGATAGAAATAACGCTCAAGCTAACAATGTTATGCGCGGTGACTTTTTCGAGATACCAGCAGAGAGTGTGAACACAATCACTTTAGGTAACGGTATTGACCGTGTAGAAATTTTAGAAAGGTGGGGTTGGTTATAATTTACTTATATGATAGTACAGTGACTGACTTTACCTATAACGGTCAGCCACTAAATAAAGCTTACGAGGTTGTTGTTGATAATATAATCAATGACAGCTTTTTTGTTACCTTCAATCATCCTTTAGATGATAAAGGGATATATAAAACCATTGAGAAAGATAAAATTGTTAAGGTACACACCCCGGACGGTATGCAACCGTTCAGAGTTATGGATCGCGTAAAATATATGGACCATGTTTCAATCGAAGCGTGGCCTTTGTTTTATGCGGATATGCGTAATAAATTAGTCAAACCCCTATCTATCAGAGGGTTAAGCGGACAAGCAGCAGTGAACACTTTTGTGAATAATCTACTGATTGACACACCGTTTACATTCACGTCCAATATTACAGACGCTCACGATTACCATACACAAGACACCGAGGAACGAGAGAATAATCCTAACCAGCTCTACAATGCACTAGACGTATTCAAAGATATAGTGACACGTTGGCAAGGCGAACTAGTTATCAATGGGTATGACATTCGTGTAGTGAACAGATTAGGTAAAAATACTGGTGCATTACTGTACGAAAAGAAGAATATCTCAGACTTCACGGACGAAGAATCTATCCAAGATGTCACTACTCGCTTGTATGGGAAATCTGAATGGACAGAACGTCCTGAGGGTTCTGACGAAGAAGTTAAACATGAAATATCTGTAAAGATAGAAAGTCCACTAATTAATGCTTATAGCGGTATTGTGTTTGAAAAGCAATACACTAATAACGATATTCGTACAGAAAAAGAAATGAGGGATTGGTTAAATCTAAAATTCACTACTGAGAATATCGATAAACCCTCTAGGAATATTAAAGTGGGTACCAATATTGTTGATGATACTGTTATTGATCTAGGTGATTCGCTTGTGCTTAAATACGTCAAACACGACGTAGATATGGAAATAAGAATGGTCGGTTACACTTATGACGGATATGCGAACAGATATATCACTATCCAATTAGGTGACGCTAAACAATCTTATATAGGTAATGTCCAAAACACTGTTAAGGAACTTGAAACGAACGTTAACTCCTCCGTTAAACAAACAGTTAACCAAATTTTAAACGCCAATGGAGAACGTATGATTTATTCAGTCAACGAACCAGTTGGTAACTTTAAAAATGGTGACGTATGGTTCGATCAGCAAGGTGGTATGTATTTCTGGGATGAAGAAAAAGGAATGTGGGTAGATCATCCATACAATCGGAATATGAATGTTGTAGCCGGTAAAGTGGATGACGCCGAGAAAGTCGCTGCCGAAGCAGTACAAGCAGCGAAAGATGCTGACGAAAAAGCAAATTCAGCAATTGAGAAAGCTGGAGCTAACGCTAACTTACTAACCACTCATCAAAATACTATTGACACAATCAACACCATTACACTTCCGGATATTGCGTCATCAGCGGGAACTGCACTGGCCAATGCAAAATCAGCTATGGACGAAGCCAAGCTTGCTGATAGCAAGATTGCAAATTTTGTAACCACAAATGGTTTAGTTAGTGGTACTACTGTTGATAGTAAAATTGACACAGCTAAAGGAGAAATCACAGCCAAACTAACCGAACTGGAAACTAGCAAGTTAGACAGTACGACCTACACCAACTTCTACGAAAATGATTACAAACGAACGGCCAAAGGCGTAACTGACACTTGGGAAGCAGTAAATAAAATTGTTGACGAAAACGGAAACACAACAGATACGTTTGCTAAAGCGGTTTATGACAAGAATGCCACAAGACGAACAGAATCTTTTAATGAAGTTACAAAAGATTTAGTTAAAGAAGCGACTTATACTGCTGGCATCAATGGTTTGAGTGGTAGTATCAGCACAATTAGTGGACAACTTGATAAATTAAAGGTTGGTGGTGGCGGTAGAAACTATGCTTTGAAATCGAATGTGTATTACTACACGACAGACTACAAAGTTGCAGAATATGATTTAGCTAAGATACTTAAAGGCACTAAGATTAAAATTAGTATTTGGGGTGCGTTAAGTGCAAACGTTAGGACATTTGGTGTTTATGTCAATAATGGTATGGGTACGCCATCGAACAATTCACAAATAATAGAACTGACAAAACTTGACGGCGTTCATGGTCAAGGAGTTAGTGAGCCATTATCTAAATGGACTGGCGAAGCCACCTTACTGGTAGATGCGACTAAAATTTTGATATTTGGTTTAGATAACAACAGCACATCACCTAAGAGGGTTGAATACGTCAAGGTTGAAACTGGTGAAACATTTACTGATTGGACGGTAGCTCCAGAGGACATGTTAGGAAAAGCAGAATTTCAAATTTTTAAAACGACTTATGAAGCAAATGACCAAGCTATAAAAGCACGATTACTAGCTGTGGATAGTGGTAAGGAAGGCTCAATTGCGTATCGTTTAAACGAAACAGAAAAGACAGCTAGTGGGAACACAACCACTATTTCTGATATCAAAACAAAACCCGGTGAACAAATAACTGGCTATCAAACGATAAAAGAACGTAGTGATTTGTACGAACGTGTAATTGGTAATGACGAAGCAGGTATTAAAAGCAACATGGCACGAATGGTCATGACTGACAGCCTGTTTAAAACAGAGGTTATTAAGAATGTACCGTCAGCTATTGGTGGGCGGAATTATGTACTAAAATCAAACGCATATTACTACACTAACAATTATAAGGTAGCAGAGTATGACCTAAGCACAATTCCAAAAGGAACTAAGATTAAAATTAGTCTTTGGGGCGGGCTAGGAAGCGCAGTTAGAACTTTTGGTGTGTATGTAAATAACTCATCAGGTACTGCTTCTGGGAACTCGCAAATTATTGAATTGGCTAAACTTGATGGTGTATTTGGCCAAGGTGTCGCTGTTCCTTTAGCAAAATGGACAGCGGAAGCCACTTTAAATGTTGACGCAAAGAAAATTTTAATCTACGGTTTAGACAATAATAATTCGTCGCCAAAACGTGTTGAATACGTCCAAATAGAAACTGGTGACTACTACACAGACTGGACTGCTGCACCCGAAGATAAAGCCAACACGTCGTCCATCACACAGCTAGAGAATAGCATTGCTCTTAAAGTTTCAAATGCTGAATTGTTAAGTCAAATCAACTTGCAAGCTGGTGGCGTGCTAATCACAAGTGGCACTAATAAGTTAAACATCACACCAACGACTACATATATCCAAGATGCCACGATTAAATCAGCTATGATTGAAAGTTTGGAAGCTGACAAAATAACAACTGGTACTTTGGATGCGGGCAAGGTTAAAGTAATCAACCTTGATGCGAACAATATCACAGCTAACAAAACGAATTTTATCCAATCAAACTGGAATGATATTTCATCATCTGTCCGTATTGACGCTGGCGGACTGCTGTCTACCGCTAGTGATGGCTCACAAGTATATCTTCAGAATGGTATTGTGGGTGTAAGAAACCCGAATGGTGCGACAATTGGGCAGATTGGGTATGTTTATGATGGTGGTAGTCCAACTTACACCATTCGTACAACTTGGGGGTCTCACTTTGGTCTTAAACAAGTATTCTATGACAACTTTACAAAAGGTACTAAAGAAAAACGTGTAATGTATGCATCTACTGCTGATGATGGTGAAACTACCATGCAATTTTATGCAAATAGTTTTATTTTACATCAACGAAAGATTAACTTTGGTTTTGCTCATTATATAAACGGTGCTGATACAAACTTATCAATTGCTGGTCAAACATCAATTACGCTTCGAGCGAACGAAAGCACTATCTTCATCGTTTCTAATAACGGAACGAACAACTTTGCCACCTTACACGCTAACCTAAATATGGCTGGTAACGTGCTGACTAACACTTCTGACATTAGATTAAAACGTGATATTGTAAATGACGAGATAGACAGCTTATCAGCGCTTATGAAGTGGCAACATGCTGGTTTTAACTATATCAATCCAGAAATGAACCAAGACAGACAATTTAGTGTAATTGCACAATCAGCCCCAGACATTGCATTTACTGGAGAAGATGGATATTTACAAGTTGCTTTAAATAAACAAGTGAACATGACTAGTCATGCCTTACAGCAACATGTAATTAAAACAAATGACGAAGTAGCAAAACTAAAAGCACAAGTAGCTAGCTTACAAGAAGAACTAGCATTACTTAAAGGAGAATAAGAAATTGAAACTAACTAATAACCAAATATTTGCCGTAAATGGCGTACTAGGAGAGCTTGTCAACGAGAAATTGACAGGCTCTTTTAAATTCAAACTTTTTAAAACTAAGGCAGAACTTGAAAAGGGCATTGAAATTGTCCAAAAGGCTCTGGAAGGAGTGGTTGATGAAGAAGAAGTAACTGAAATTGCAGAGCAGACGCAGGACTTGAACATTGAATTGCTAACGGAAGAAGAACTTACACCATTACCACTATCAATGGCACAACTTGTCGCATTACAAGACATCATCGAAAAAGGAGATAAATAGACATGACATTAAATGCACAAAAAACTTCATTCATTATTTCTCGAATTAAAAATGGCATCGAAGAAGTAGCACAATATAACGACTACAATAGTACGATTTATTGGTACTCAAACCGAGATTCTGCCACAGAATTTGAAGATTTAGACCTAGCCAAAGGTATGGTACAAGTCCAAGAGATGATGGCTAAATTAACAAAACAAACATTTGATTTTAAAATCTACCAATTAGATGCTGAAACATTTGAAATCAATGAAAACGGTGAACGTGTAGAAGTCGAAGAAGAAACAGTCGAAACCGCATAATATTAAGAAATCACTCAATTAATTTCGGGTGCTTTTTATTTCTAATGAAAGGTGGGATAACTATTGAAAAAAAGAAAAACTTATGAAATAAGCGTGATTGATAAGACATACTCAAAAATCATTTCAGATGAAACGAAATTCTATACATCAGACACCGCTTTGGAACTCGTGTTTAAGTTAAAAGAAACAGAATACAATTTTGAAAGTGCTGAAATAGTGCTTTTGAATATTGATGACCGTAGTCTAGTCACACGCCCTGTCACTAAAATTAAGGACAGTTTTACATACGAATTAGATGATGATATTATCGCACACTTTGGTGATTGGCGAGGTCAGTTGAGATTTGAGCAAGCTGGGGAAATTTATGTTTCATCTCCAGTTAAATTTAGAATTGAGAATGATTTAAGCAACGAACGCCCACCACAACTATCAGACGTACAATCATGGGTTAGTCTAAAACGCTACGCTGATGGCTTAGTTGATGAATTGAAACAAGCGGTTGAAGAAGCAGTCGCAAATGTTGAAGCAATGGATGACACCTTTAAAGCCAACGAACTAGAGCGTGATAAGGCGGAAAGAGAACGTCAAGCTCGCTTTGAAGATGCAGAAAGCGAACGTGAAAAGGGCGAAAGTGTTCGAGTAGAAACTTTTCAAACAAACGAAGCTAATCGCCAAGATAAATTTGAAACCACTGAACAATCACGCCAAACGACTTTTGAAACGAATGAAAGTGAACGAGATGAAACGTTTAACACTAATGAAGATATTCGCCAACAACAAGAGTTAGAACGAGAGAAAGCGGAAGCCACACGCCAAACTGTATTTGATGGAAATGAAGCTAATCGAACAGAAACGTTTAACACCAACGAAGCGACAAGACAAGAAAACGAAACCGCACGTCAACAAGCTGAACAGGAACGGCAAAGCGCTGAACTTATTCGTGTTGAAGCAGAAATGTTGCGTGTTGAAAGAGATGCTAATCGTGAAACAGAAATCAGTGATATTAAAAAAGATGTTGAACGTTTCAACACTGTTAAATTGAACAATTTAATTGATTACTCAAACGTGAGTAGCTCTGATTATGACTTAAATATTAACGGTGTTGAAATAATCGCCAAAGTAAAAAACTTGTCATCAATCGGAACTATAAATTTTTCAACACCAGTAAAAATTGCGCCACCTAACAAATATTACGCAAGACTGGATATTGAAGTTTTATATAAAAATTACTCAGCGATTGTTTTCGGTGGCTATATAGCCACAGCGGTAACAAACAATTTAGTTGCTGGGAAAGAGGCTGCTATCAGCGCAGTATCTCAACCTACATCACCTTTAAGTGTAGCGGTGGTTAGGTTTACTCACCAAACTAACACTGGCGGATATAAAGTTGGTGATGAGATTAGGCTTAAAAACATGATGGTAGTAGACCTAACCAAATCTTTTGGTGCAGGAAATGAACCTTCAAAAGAAGTCATGGACTGGATAATTAAGAATAATGGGTATTTTGACGAGTTAACAATAAGACGCGATGACATCCAACAGTATGAGATTAACCAAATTAGAAAAGCAGTAATAGCTTTAGGGGGTAATCTATGAACGATTTCATAATCAATGGTATTATCCAAAGTGATTTTACCAACGAAGAAAAAATCAAACTTGCCACGAATTACTTAGCTAAAAATCAAATTACAGAAGAAGAATGCAAACAAGTCCTGCGTTCTTTTTTTGAATTTGAAATCAATGAAGAAACTGGCGAAATCATCGAACCACAAGACTATTTAGATTTATCAGACGAAGTGATTAGTAAAGCTAAATCTATTAAATCACTTAGTGAACGATTAGATGAAACCGAACTAATTGCACAGATGACATCATTGGCATTTAGCGAGTATGTATTTGGGTCGATGCAAGGTGATTTCTGATGGATAGGTTAAAACTATGCTTACTAATTATTTTTAAACGAACGGAGGTGGACACAGTGATGATAGCATTGTTTGCAGCGCAAGTCGCTAAAGGTTGGATTAAGCTAGAAGATATTCCAGAAATTTGGCGTGATAAAGTAGAAGAAATTTTAAACGTATAGTAACAGTTTAGCGAGCTTAAATAGTCCGCTTTTTATTTTCATCGAAAGGAGCTGAAAAATGGAATTCATAAAAGAATGGTGGTTCATCATTGCGTTTACAATAAGTGCTTTGGGCGGACTTTATAAAATGGGTAAAGTTTTAAACGAAACGTTGTTAAAACTGAACTTTGAAATCATGCGCCTGTCTGATAGCTTGTCCGAGTCCAGAAACGACATGGTAAAGCTACACAGTCGAGTTGACGTTTCGGACGGTAGACTTGATGCTCACGAAACTCGCATCTCTGTTTTGGAAGATTGGAGGAAATCAAATTGAATATGTTAGATTATGTTGTGCAAGAAGGATTGGTCATGGTGCCAGTCCTTTTTATTATTGGTGAGATTATCAAGGGTACAGAGTTATTAGGTAACAAATGGATTCCATTAGCTTTATTGGTTGTTAGCATCGGTTTCACACCATTGGTTTTAGGAGCTTATACGGCAGATAACATCGTCCAAGCGGTACTTGTTGCTGGTGTAACTGTATTTGGTAATGAGTTGGTTAAGCAATCTAGTAAAGGAGATGAACAATAA